ATGTTATATGTAATCTTAATTGCTGCCATCGTAATCTTTTGGTTGATCGCAGTTGATAGACCAGTGCTAAAAGTAAAGTTTGATAACGGCCATATCAGTAACGTAAAAGGGCATCTACCACCTTCTTTCAAACATAACTTACAAGATATTAGTGAACATAATCCTTTTAGTGGTGAAATGAAGGTATATAGCCAACGAACTGGCATGCGTTTGAGCTTTTCCAAGGACGTTCCCAAAAAAATCCAACAGCGGATTCGCAACGTTTTTCCGCATCAAGGTTTCAAAGCGAGCAAAGGCAAGAAGCGAGCTTAATTACATATCAGTTACTTAATCGTGTTAAATGGGACGCAATATAGCGTCCCATTTTCGTATCTATAGAAAAATTATTTATCATTGATTAATCAATAAGATAAACGGGCTTAAACCATGCGATACGTTGTAACTTTAATGATCTTTCTCTTTGTAAGTGCTTCAGCTTTGTCTGACGACTCGGAAACGAATCCATTGGCTAAAAAGATTAAAACTAAGATTCAAAGGAAAGCAGACAATAAATTTGATGACTACCAAGGTTATTGTGATGTCATGATAGAGATGGAACACAAAGGTAAAAAAGCAGTAATAAAAAGAGTAACCAGTAGTGGTGACAAAAAAGTTTGTCGGTATGTGAAATCCAACTTGAGGAAAGGAAAACGCTATCGTTATAAATATCCAGAAAAGTATATTCGGCTTCATATAGCCACAGGTTCGTGATTGCAATGTTGATTAGAAGCATCGGGCAGCAAGAGCACAAAGCTTTCAGACTCGATGAACTAGATGAAAATGAAGTGGCTCTCGTGTAATTGGTAAAGCAGTATGGGAAGGAATTGCAAAAAAGTTTAATGGGCTTGGATTACCAGGAATCTCAATGGCTTGCACTGGATTAGCTGTCGTGATTGCAAGTCCACAGGAACCACTATTACAGTACGTATTATATCTGCTTATGTTGAATGCGATTGCATATGCTAGTCCTATAAAATGTCTCTCTTTTGAGGGACTATTCAATGAAGTATCACGAAATGACTAAAAACTATATTTTTCGTGAATTTGAATGTGGTTTATCCGTCGAACAAGCTGCTGAACTTTGTTTAAAAACTGTGAGAACGGTCAAAGAATGGGATAAGGGGAAAACCATTCCGCCTGAATGTAAACGGCTGATGAGAATGACAAAGGGAAGGGAGTTAAGCCCATCAGAACAATGGGAACAATTTAAAATGCACTATGACAGACTAGAACTTCCTACAGGTCAGCTTGTTACTGCTCAGCAGATTTTGACCGGAATTGCTTTATTAGAGATAGGAGCATTGACTGATTTGGAGGCTGCGGGGCAGGTACTCAAATTTGCGAGAGCACTAAAAAAAATGATGTAAATAAGGCTCCCTAGGGAGCCTTTATTGTGCTTTATCTTTTTGTCTACGACTTTCAACTTCTAGCTGCACTCTTTGCTTCTGAATTTCATAAAGCTTTGATGGCAACTTGAATGAAAATAAGAATGCTAAAATAGCGAAAAATAAAATCACTATATCAACATTGTCTTTGTAATCTTTTAAAGTACTAAGCATTCCAGCAATATGCTCTCTAAAAAGCATGTCGTCAGGCAATGCACCATCATATGAAAAAAGCACCTTGTGTAAAAAAATTAACAACAATGTGAATAAGTATATGTATAACAACATCTTAGTCGCAACCAAACTTCGAGCTGCGTTCTTAGAGGCTCCATAAGCAACACGCCAAGAACCATCCGGTATCAATGATGGATCACCTAAAAGAGAAATTACGCCAATCAGAAAACCAGCAAGAATTGAATAGATACTTACCAAAGCATTCATCGAGTCGACGTTCATCAGTGGGTAAAAGAAATACGAAAATGCCGCACTGATAAGTATGGCGAATATCGTAAACTTTTGATGATATATAACGCTGACTATTATTCTTAACATATTCTATAAAAGTAATTTAGAGTCATAATATTTTTGCATTTGATTGACTAATGCCGCCCAAATAGAATCTGTTTTTACAGATTTACCGTAGCGTTCAACAGTAATCGTTTCATTCATAACCACCTTATCAGGTGTAATCCTTTTCCCATCTCTAGTAACTAAAGCAAATCCGGTAAGCCCAGACTGCACGAGTTCTTTAGCGCTGTCCGTTAGCGCAGCACCTTCAGCAGCACTATTAGACGTAGATACTCGCATATCTTGAGAAATAGAAAGCTTAGCATGTAAGGAGTCGTAATCTGTCAAATTTTTCGTTTGTTGATTTGGCGTAATAAGATCTACAAGATCATCTAATCTTGCCGCTAACTTATCGGGGAAAGAGTTATTGACTACATTGGCTTTATGGTACTCGTAATCAGCCATAAAAACACTCGCATTTAGGTCAATTTTTTTTATGCCTTCAGTCATAACTGTTTGCAATACTTTTACGTTTGCAACTTGAAGTATATTGAAACAATTCTGATCAACATCGTTTGCCATTTTAAGGAGGTTTCTCAAAAATCGGTTTGGAATAGCACCTCGCAATGCATCGCAAGGACTAACCAAAATGTTATTGCCATAAACGCACACAAAAGCCTCACCGTCTAGATATTCATGTCCCGAAGGGGCTTTATGGGTGTTGGACGCTAACTTACTTTTACTACCTGATGTAACGTCAAGAATACTCGCTTCTGCTCCTTTCTCTGCTACACCAATAGTAAACACATAGCATGGCTGGCTACCCGATGGAGTATTTATGGACTTTTTCTCCATATCCATACCAAAGACAACTTTTCCAGAGTGAGAATAAACACGCTTCTTTACTGCACCAAGAGCATTCCAAGATGCCACTAAAGCAGATTCAAATGTTCGACCTTTCTTGGACAATTTGTTACTCGTTTCTGCACGATAGTAATAAATCGTTCGATTACGGGTTTTTGTTTTAGCAACTGGTTGAACTGTAGTAGTCGATGTTGAAGATGGATTAGGAGCTGATATTGTATTCACTTAAAGATCTCGCGTTAGTGTTTTTACACATTCTAATACGGTAAAAGTTAATGAGCCAAGTGTGCATATGCAAAACGTCGATCTTGGACAAGTTGAATTGATAAAACAATCATACCTTTGCTTTGTGGCATGGTGGAATTTACCCCGTAATACATTACGGGGGCGCATAAAAGCTGATTTCAATAACACACTGAACAAAAACGATATGCTACCATGCACTCATTTTTTATGAGTGAGGAACGGAAAGTGCCTGAATTACTGATACTTATATCCTTAGCGTGTATTGTGTATCTATTCACAAAGAAGGGTAAGAAACCTAAACGTAGGCTTAACGAATGGGAGAAAGGTGCAACGGTTAGAAGACCGAACAGCATACATTCTTTTGAACCAAAAGTTGTAGAAAAGAGCCCCGATATAGTAGAAGTACCTTTGCCAAACCCTGGCAATAAGACTAATTCTGTACCACACAAGAAAAGTACATACTTGGCAACTAAGACAGAGCGTAGATTCTATAAAGTGCTGCAGGAGCTTATACCTGATGAATACGTAATTCATAGCCAAGTGTCATTGATGGCTTTGGTTCAACCGACCAATTTTAAAGATAACTCTCGAACTTGGGCTAAAAGAATGGACTATGTGATAACGGATAGAGACACAAAAGTATTAGCGGTCATCGAGCTAGACGACTCATCTCATAGGCAGAAGAAGAGACAAGAACGAGATATTTACGTAAACAATGCACTTAACGGACACCATCCGCTGCTTCGGTTTGAAGCTAGAAGTTCTTATGACAGAACACATATCGCAACCGTATTAGAACGTGACACGATAATAAAGTGTAGAGAATTGGAAAGCGTATTACAGTACAGCTAAAACAGAGCCGAACAGCAATTGTTCGGCTTTTCTTTTTAACTCAAAGTATCGTAGTTCTTATTGTTACTTTAAGTTCTTTATCTACCGTATTGGTCTTTTCTGACCGGAATAGAGCGCCAAGCAAAGGCACATCCATCAAGACAGGCACACCGCTTACCGAGTCGCGCTGCTCTTGGGAAATCAACCCACCTAAAGAGATCGTTTGACGGTCTTTGACCTTGACCACGGTTTGCAGTGTTCGCGTATTGGTGATGATGTCGGATGCAATAGAGGAATCCGTTACCGAGTCGGATTTTTGCATTATCTGCAACACAACATGATCACCAATCACATGCGGTACTACCTCAAGTGACACTCCGACGTCCTTACGTTCGATTTGTTGAACTCGATTACCGCCGTCAGTTACCTCAGACGAAGTGAGGAACGGCACATTCTGACCCACCGTGATGTAGCCGCGCTCTCTGTCCATAATGAACATGTTTGGACGTGATAAGAGCTTGGTATTCTGGTTCTTAGACACGGCTTTGATAAGCGCATTGAAATCTCCGCCCTCATAGAAAAGCAGGTTATCAACGGCTTTCTTGATTGCGGTCGGTTGCGAAACAAAGCCCGCCTCACTCAATGCCAAGTCCATATTTACGCCGATTTCTTGAGAATCGCCGAGCTCAGTTTCGGTAATCACCGCCTCGATAAAGACTTGCTTTTGTGGTCTATCAATCCCTTTAATGAGCACATCAATGTGCTTCAATTGGTTCTCAGAGCCAGTCACGATAATGCTGTTTGTGGTTGGTAGTACCTCAACCTTGTAGTTTTTAATCGCTTTGTTGTTCAGTGTTTGATTCTGAGTTGCAGCAAGCATCGAGGAAATCAAATCAACGACCTTGGTATTTCGAACATTCTCAAAGAAGTACAGCTTCACTTGAGAGGGTTCGAACGTCTCCACCTTGTTCGCGTCAGCAATGATGGTAAAAACGCCGTGGTCATGCGTAAGCTCGTAACCGTGCGCACGAAGTACCGAAAGGAAAAAGGCTGGATAGTCCTCATCTTTCAAATCGGGCGCGGTAAAGCTGACCTCACCAGTAACACCATGACCTAGCACCACCGTATTCCCAGTATGAACCGAGAACCACGATGCAAAGTCTCCAATCGGTGTGTTCTTCGCCTCAAAAGGCGCAGAGCTTGCAGCAAAAGAAGGGGAGCTGAGCAGGGCGCACGCGAGCAGAAAGATGGTAACGCTGGATGTGGAAAAGTTGGAACAAGCCGTAGTTTGTTTCTCAACTTTACCACAGCGCATAGTGAGCAACGAGAGCGCTGATAATAAGCCTCCGGCACAATAAGATTTTTTTTGTTTTTTTGAAAGACAAGCTGTGAGTTTTGCGATTATCCATGACATAAAGCGCACCTTATTCCCTAGCACATAACTTTGAATGATTGACCGTTGCCGCTAACCGTAATGGAGCAAGAGCCGTTAGATTGAGCCGTAAAGCCCTTTGCGTATAGTTGCGACGACGACAGACGCACATCGTCCTTAACCAACACAAAAGACGGGGCAACGTTTGGGGGATTCATTGACGATTCGATTCGATAGCCGTCGAGCAAGTCACTCAATGACTCGCGAGGCACCGTCGTTTGAGCCGTTTCGGGTTCCGTCGACATGTTCGGCGTGCCAACTAAGGTGAACACCGCAAACGAGACGGCGACACCTGCCGCAAACACACTGAATCGGGAGTATTTACGGAGATAGATTTTCGTAATGCGCATGATATTTCTCAACGTATACGGGACAGTGTAACGTCCGTGGGTATAGTAAGACGGCAATACTGAATAAACGCCGTCCTCATAGTTGTTTCTAAACATCTGCTTAGTGTCGTAAGAGCTGTATAAGTCCGTGCCCCAAAGCATCCATTTGTCGACGGTGAGTGAGTTCGCGTTGTCACCATACTTCACAATGCCAACGTGTAGCTTAGGCATTTTCAACTTGAGTTGACCGAGCGTCAGAACAGATACCGCAGTCGAGATAATAGGGACTTGAAGGCGGTCTAAACGACGACAAAACACGGTGTGTTCTGCCAGCGCGAGACGCGCTTGTTTATCAACAATCGAAATGTCTTGAACGATGAAAATCACATCCCATCCAAGCTTTCGAATATGCAAAAGGTGATCAATTAACTTTTGTCGATTCTTATCGTTCCATGTTCGCGAGTTAAACCACGTTCCGCACTCATCGAGCACAATCAAGCCGTCTTTTTTGGTGTCATAGCTCTTGTTTGCCGAGCCAATCACCATCAAATCCTCTACCTGAGGCTTGTCCGGAAGACGATAAAGGCGAGTGTTGCGCTTGTTGCGTCCAAGCATTTCTTTCAAGTTGATATCGAGGTTTGTCGCCACAGGCACACCGCGCATAAATGCCTCGCGAATCTTACCGACTGCCGTTAACGTTTTACCTGAGCCGAGCTTACCCGTAACAAAGTAGACCGATGCCATTACGCCGCCCTCACAATCGCGTAGAACTTCCACTCCCACACCCAACGCAGCAGACGCGCCGAGTAAATCGCACTCACACAAGGCACGGCGTTATTAGGGATGAACATACCCGCTGCTTGTGACCACATTGGAGGCGCAACATAAGACAGACCCGTTGCAAGGGTATAAATTGCCAAGGTGAGGGTGACGGTTAAACCGATTAGCAGCGTTAAAATGACCAAGTTAATCGTGACGTTTCGTGCTTTCGCAATGAAGAACCAACCAAATAACGTGGTCGCTATCTGAGAGATAAAGGCAACCAGAGCAGGGAGGCGCAACGCCGTCCCAATGGTACTGACAATTGGTAATAGCTGAATCATTAGTAATATCTCCCCGAACCTGGCTTGTTACTTGGTACAGGCGTGACCTCAGTCAGCAGGATTTCAACAAGCGTCTTAATCGTGTAGATGTAAATCAGAATTGAGATGATCATTTTGAGTTTCTGCGAAAACTCACAAGAGATAGAAGCGCGACCACCGCCAAGCGTAGGCAAGGATAGATTCATACAGGGCGTAGGCTTAGGTAACACACTCAAAAACGAATCCGATATAGCATTAATATGCCCCTCAGATTCCGCCGTCAGATTCTTCTCAATCAAATCGTTAGCCGCATCGGTCACGGTCTTTTCATAGGAATTCATCGCACCGGACACGGCTTTATCCGCTTGAGTCAGCACATCACCGACATAATCCGAACCTAAACCATGAGGGTTTTCACAATAGTTGTTTTCCTCGGTAGGCTCACAAGGCTTGAGGTCGTCGAGCTTATCCGATAGCTCTGCAAATCCATCAGCGTTAGTCGTTTGCAAATCATCGAGTCCCTTAACCACCTCACCAACAGAGTTAGTGTTTCGATTGACCGCCGTCGTGATGTCACCGTTAGCTTGCTGAATCAGCGCCTTAGTGTTTTCGTAAATCTTGTTGTCGTTGATTTGCTGCTTTTGAATCGCTTGGGTGTTAGTCACCATCGACGCATTGAGCGCAATGATTTGGTTTTGAATATCAGCGCTCGATTGATTGAGGTCGACATTTAATGCGTTAAGTGCCTTGTTCACATCCGAGTTAAGCCCTTTAATCGCACTGACAACGCCCTTATCGGTTGATTCATCCGTGTCAGGGTCTTCGACTTCTGGCTCCGCGTCAGTATCGGGTGGGTTAACCGTATTGGTTGAGCCGTCAGGCAATACGCTAGGGTCTTCGATGTCGCCCGTTGGGTCGTCAGGGTCGTGAATTGGATCATCGGGAATAATAGGGGTGTCAGGACCATCTTTACCCCAAAACAGCGTACCACCATCACACTGATTACCAGTGAATTGAAACTTACCGTGACATCGCGTGTTTTGAGTGAACTCGCCCGAATCGACATCAGTACAAAGCGTAGTGTCATTTGGAATACGCTCAAGCTCACAACGGGTTGCGCCAAAATCGCCATAACATGCACCCGTCACTTGCTCACCATAAACATAAGCCGACCAGTGAAGTGATTGCTTGTCATCAATGGATTGCTTGAACTGACAGGCATCCATACATGTACCGTCAGGGTTTTCGCCATACTCACACGCAGGAACGATAGGCTCACAGGTGTAACCATCACCATCCTCTACTTTTTCATGGTCTGCTGGACACTTAGCGGTACGATGAAGAAACGTTGCAGCGTGATACCTCGGGTAACTGGGACTGGTTGTGTTACAAATAATCATCAAAGAGAATTTACTACTCTCTATAGAGCATGATGTCGTATAGAAGTCTTTGTAGTTAACAAACTTATTTTCATAACAAGAGACATACGAGTAAGGGTTAACTCTCTTACCCAAGGACAAGTTACAGTTAGGATAAGCGGCAACATCGCTAGCGCTGTAAGTAGGTTGGGCGGCGCTTACATTAAAAGCACTAAACAAAACACCCAGTAAAATAATCAGTGACGTTATGCTTTGTTTAATGTTCATTTGTAAATCTTCCTCGTGAAAAATAACGCCCCCATTCGGAGGCGTTGACCAATGGGTGTATAAAGCAGTCGTTAGAATTACGTTGCTTTGTTTGCACCTTTCTTGAATAGCTTGATGCCGATGAAACCAACCGTTAGCGGAACAGCGATACCCCATGTAGAGGTGAGCATGTCGGTAACGAAAGTCCCTAAACTAGTAAAGGCTTGCGCTGCCTGTTCCGGCAATGCCGCATGTGCACCAGATGCCGCCACAAGAAGTGCACCACCAAATGTTGCACGTTTTACTGTTACTACTGCGCCAGCCTTAGCCATTGCTGCGCGTACTTTGCTTTGCTTTTCCATAGTCTTATTTCCTATGTGTTGTTTATGAAGAAGTTGAAACCTCAGCCGCTTTCTTGAATCCGAGAATGTGGAAACCAATCGAGAAGCCAAGGATAAACGCTGTCCCAAAACAGCCGAGCATGAACTCTGTTGACAGCATTTATCTTTGCCCTCCGACCATCCAACCGAGCGCAACTAACAAGAAGCAAATGCCTAAGAACACCATCAACTGAAAGTTATCGAGTCGAGCCATTAGCTCTGCAAATTGCGTCTCGGTCATGATTTAGCCCTTACTTTTCGTTAAGTTGAGGTAGGGCGTAGAGGTGGAAACCGTCGATAGAGACGTGTTTACCCTCATCGTTACCAAAGCTGAATTTCTTGTGTTCCACATCAAACATCATGCGATTACCCACACAGCGCTTGAGCAGTTCGCCAGCCTTGCCGTTTTCCCAAAGCTCAGGAGACACACGCACTTCAATGGTATCTGTTGGGTTGGTCGTGATAAGACGCAGCTTGCCGTTTTGCTTTTGTTCGCCGTTACGGTCTGTTTTGGTTTCTTGAACGATGTCCGAAGCATCTAGAATTAAACCTTCCATTCTCATAGTGTTTTGCCCTTATTTTTACGTTGTTGGTTAGTTGAAAATTGAAATGACAGTTATTGACACAAGTCCAAGGGAAATTAATGCATCATGTCGGGCGGGGCTGCGCCCACCCAACACGACGCATTAATTTCCTGAGGGTCGGTGAGCAACAGCGCTTCCATTTCGTCATAGAGCGCTAGGTGTTTTTCGTATTGCTCGTAAAGGTCGTCATACATACGCTCGTATTCTTTTTCACGTTCTAGCGCGTCGAAGTAATCGACCACGTTAGACATGATGCCTTGTTGAGCACGGATGAATTGTTGCTTGTTCTCGGTCTTCCAAGTACGGAAGCGAGTCGCGATAAAAATCTTATGGAACATCAAGCCATTCAAACGCGCTTGAGCCATATCACCGTAGCGAGTCGATGAGTATTCACCGCCCGAAGCAATCAATTTTTCGATAGAAGTTGAAACGGAGTATTCCGCTTTTACTGGTTGGTCTTTGCGCTTAACGAACACGCCGCCCATTGCGTAACAAAACGCTTTCCAGTCGCCCTCATCAGCAGAGCGGCGAACCTTTTCTAATAGAAAGTGTTCGTCTTGAGATAAATCTGTAAACAAAGCATCGTCCTCTTTGAATTCATCACGAAGACGACGAAGCTCACGCCATACCGTGACAGATGGACCACCAATAAATTGAAATTGACGAATTTGATTCACACGCGCCCAAGTTACGACACGTTCTGCCGCATCTGAGCCAGACAAAGACGAGCCTTTGTCTGAATCAATGTGCTGGCCGTCGATGTTTTTGCTCAGGTACTTAGCGACATAACCAACAGCTGAACCTTGCGACCAGTCGATAACTTCCGCTTTGAAACGGGCTTTCTTTGCGCCTTTTTCGTCAGGAGAGTCAGCCATAGCAAGACGACGAAACTCAGACGTCACAAATTTGCGTGCGGATTTCTCCATGAACAGCAACAAGTGGTGATGCGGTGTGCCATCTTGGTGAGGCTCAACAATACGCATCCCGTAAACCTTGATTTTGCTCTTATCAATCGACTTACGAAGATTTGCCCAAACGCCCATTAGATAAGCGTGAGCCGCTTTCGCATCAGGCTTGCCAGCCTCAAGCCATTTCGGGTTGATGTCGCCTTTAGACACAGAGTGAAAACGAGACGGAGCCGTCACAGTGAAGAACACCGCATCGTGATTCGATTCTTGAGCGATTTCTTCAAAACCACGCAAACGAACGAACATTTCAGCGCGGCGAATCTCAGCGTTAGAAACCGACTTAGCGGATAACTCACTGAGTGTGAAGTAGTTAGATGGGTCAGCCTCATCGTAAGCAATCGTGTTTTCTAGCGCGATACGGTTAGACGTATTGCGATCACGTTGACGGTTTAGAGAAAAATCCGAGCAGTAAACTTGCTTACGACGTTGAACAAGCGCTAAATCACGCGCGACACATTCAACCTCGTAAGCACATTTACGGCGAAGCTGACGAACAAGCCAATGCTCATCAAGAGCACGGTTCACCAATGCGAAAAGTTCACAGTTGTTTTCTGCGTATTGAATTTGCTCAGGTGAGAATGCCAAGCCTAATGAATCAAGAAGCTGACACGCTTTATCAAAACGCGCTTGTGATTCTTCGAGCGGAATTGCACTTAACACGCGAGAAAAGTCGCGTGATTTGCGCTTGGCTAGATTGGTAATTTGCTCATCTGACATCGCGTAGCTGTAGCCGTGCTCAGTCAAACGGTCGTGAGCGTCGTTAACTGCGCGTACAGCTTCCAAAGCGTTGCGTGTTTTCAGGATGTCGGTGTAAGCGCGTGTCATGTGTCGAGTGAAGTCGCCGTTACGGTGTAATGATTTCGGCAAGTCCAAACAAGGGTTAGAAGTAGGGCGCTCAATAAAATCTGACAGGTCGTGTGAGTAGATTGACGTACTCATTGCCGATTTCACAGCCGACGGAATGAAATCCTCAGGCGTTGTGAATCTATGGTCGACGTACTCAAAACGATGGTCGAATAAGTTGTCAGGAATGTGCTCACATGAAGCCCAAGAATTGACAGGAACAAAATCAATCCATTCCTGTTTGCCTGATGCCATATCGTAGACTAATTCACGCATGATTAAGCCTCATCCAGTTCATCGACCATGCGATAAATAGAATCGTCAGAAAGACCATGAAACACATGTTCGCTATCTGAAATCACGATGCCTTGAGCTTGAGCGTCACAACCAGAGCAACCGCAGTATTGACCACCGCAAGAGCACATTTCGTCTTCGTTGTGACGAGCAACAGAAAAGAGTGAAACCTTTAAGCAGTCCTGGCAAAGCACGAATTTAGAACGAGACATAACAACCACCTTGACTAGTTGAGAGAGCGACCGCCAAAGCCAAGCGCGAAAGCGTCAAGGGCAAACGCCCAGAGCTAAGGCGGTCTGATACTGATTGAATAACCAAATTTGGTTAGTAGCCTAATCACCAAAATTGGTTAGCGCAAGACACCAAAAATGGTGATTGATAAGCTAAACTGACGGAAACGGAGGAAGCGGTATGTATCAGAACAAACTATTAGATGCCTACAAAAAGGCTCAAAGTTACGTACAAGACAAACAAATTGCAGCGGATATGAATGTGCCGCCGCAGAGAATCAGTGATTTCCGCAAAGGAAAGCGTTATATGACTGATACACAAGCAATTTTTCTTGCAGAGCAATCAGGTTTAGACCCTGAGATTGCATTGTTGGGTTGTCACGCTGATCGCAATGATAATCCGCAGATAAAAGCAGTATGGGAAGGAATTGCAAAAAAGTTTAATGGGCTTGGATTATCAGGTATTTCAATGGCTTGTGCCGGATTGGCTTTAGTGATTGCAAGTCCACAGGAACCACTATTACAGTGCGCATTATATGTGAAAGGGTTAATATAGATTAGACAGGGGCGCCTGCTTGTAAGGCATTGATTAAGCGGGGATTATTGTACTTATCATCTATCAAACCGAACACCAAATTTTGATCATCTAGTTCCAGTAAGTCAGCGATTTTAAAGGCTATTTCCCAATCCATAGAACAGCTACCCGCGCGCCAGTGGGCTACGCGACTACGACCAACGCCAAGTTTCTGAGCTAGTTTGTAGTCTGAGCCCAGTTCGTACTTAGCTTTTACTCTGTCTAAAAGTATGTTTGTGTAGTTCAT